TTTGTTAATGTTGCTTTATCTGCTGTGCTTAACCAAGTGTTTTCTAAATATGTTTTATTTACTGCATCGTTAGCATTAACAGGGTTAGCTACGTTTTTAATTACTTTTGAATTTGCGTTGTACTTATCGTCTGTGTCTAAAGCTAAATTATTTGCTTGGTCGTCTGTAATTTCTTGTGCAACATAAAAGTTTTGATTTGCAGACCTATCTAAATCTGCTTCAGTTAAAACTGAACCATCACTAAAATCAACTAATCTTGCATCAATAGGAGTTTGTCTTTCAATTCTAATTGTAACTCCATTAGCTGGTGCAGTAGTAAAAGTTAAAGTTGAAGTGCTGACTGTAAATGCACTTGTTATAGTTCCATTTAAGTATGCTTTTATATGAGTACTATCAATATAAGAAAATGGAATTGCATACGCAACTGTGCTTCCGTTACCTGTGTAGGTAACTTGTGAGTATAATGGCATTAGTTATTATTGGTAAAAGTTAATTAATGGTTGAAGTCTGTCTAAATCTCTGCTTCCACCGATTACTTGTTTATTTCTTTTTTGTTTTTGAACATCACTAAAAAGATTTCTTTCAGGATTATTTATATTCTTATAATTACTTTTTTCTTGTTCAAATAATGCTTCAGCTCTAGTTTTGTAAATTTCGTAAATATAATTTATTCTTTTATATTTAGTTCCATCATCAGCAATACCTTGAGCTAATTTAATTGGGTCAGTTAAATTTTGATAATCTTCTGATTGAATAACTTCTGCTAATTTTTCTTTTAAAGTTAAACCTTCAATTTTTGTAGTACTTAATAATTGATTAATTTTGTCATAAGCTGTGTTTTTACCAAACTTATATTCAGTATAATCAACCCCATCTTGAAATTTCTTTAAAGTTGTCGGAGCTTTTCCTAGTCTTAATATTTCCATTGCAACTGGGTCATTAGTTTTATTACCTATTGAAACTGGATTTAAAAAGTTATTAAAAAATCTTTGTATAGTATCTTCATCACTAGCTTTATGGGCTTCTCCCATAAAATTATATCTAGGTGATGGTGGTGTTCCTATTCCTAATCTCTTACCTATAACTTCATCAATAATGCCTTGTGCATCTCTTAAATATGGGTCGTTATTAATTTTAGAAATTATATTAGGTACAAAACTTCCAGCTTTATTTGTAAAATATTTACTTGCAGTGTCACCATCTTGGTCAAATACTGCATCTACAATTTCTTGTATGGCTTGAAAATAAGTTTTATTTAAAATGTTTGTTTGTAAAGAATTAATACCTGCTCTAGCATTTATTAAAGCTCTGTCAGCAAAAGAAATTGGGTTACTATCCATTTGTCCTGCTAAAAATAAATTCATATCAGCACCAACTCTTTCAATTTGTTCTTGGGTTAGTCTGTCTCTAATACTCATAAAATCAGCAACAATTCCAAAGAAAGCACCATAAGGGTCTAATCTTCCAAATTGAATTTGAGTGTCACCAATATTAAATGAATATGGTTTAAAATTAGTTTCTGATTTTTTAAGTCTTAATAATTCTGCATCTGAATATTGGCTTAATGCTTTACCATCTTCTTTTTTATTAGTAGCACCACTAATCATTCCAAGTTGATATAATGCTGAAGCAGAAGTTAATAATATTCCACCCATAGCAGTTTGACCTCTAACTTTAGCAATCATTCTTGGGTCACCTGACCTTCCTAATAAATGGTCAAGATTATAAGTAAGACCACCAACTGTTCTATCAGCAATAGCTTTAGCTAATTGAAATGGTGTTCTTACAAATGGGAAGAATTGTTTTAATATTGGATAAGTATTAATTGCATCTTGAAACTTTTTAGCAAAACCAGTTAGTTCATTTGTAAAAGTATTTTCTTGTGCATACTTTAATGCTTCAAGATTTGTTCCTCTTAAACCTTGTTCATCAAAACCTTGTCTAATATATTCTTTAATAAAATTATCTAAATCTTTTCCTTTATAACCTCTGGCTTCTCCAGCTTGTAATGCAAGTGCTTCTAATTTACTTCTGTAATTAATTTGTTTAAAAAATTCATCTGTTGCATTTAAAATTCTTGTAGGTGTTCTAATTGCTGTTCCTGTTAGTCCTGTTCCAGTTGCTTTAGAAGTTGCAGTATCAACTTTTGTACCTGCATCTAATACTAACTCACCATTTTTTAATGCAACACCAGCATATTTTGTGGCATCTCTTAAATAACTAAGTAGACCTGCAAAAGTAGTTTTAGCTTCTTTAATTTGGCCTTCATAAACAGCTTTCTTTGCAAGATTATCTCCATCTAACCAAGCAGATAATTTAGAACCCATTATATCTTCAATAGGCCTAGCAATAGCTGTAATTGCGTTTGAAACAGCATTAACTCCTAATGTTTTTGGATTGGATAATAAAGCATTAATCCATACTTCATTGGCAATATCCCAAATTTTATTACTAAAAACAAAATTTAATATTCTTCTTGTAACATCAGGTTTATCTAATGTAGCAAGTTTGTCTAAAAGTTTTGCTTTAGCTTTAGGGTCTTTAGCACTAAAATTTTCAAATTCTCCAACAGCTTTTCTTAAATTTTCTTGAAGAATATTTGATTGAATAAATTCTTCTTTAGTTTGACCAAAAGTTTTTAATCCACCACCAAATTCACTAGCAATCTTTTTACGATTGTTTTGCATAGCTCCAATTAAATTAATTAATTGGTCTATTTCTTTTTCAGGTCGCAATCCCATTTTAGACTGACGAACCATTGGAGCTAACATATTCACTAAAGAATTTAATGTTATTTCGTGTTGATATATTAAAGCTGAAACTTCTTTTTCATCAAATACTTTTGTTAAGTCAGCAAAATCTTTATAAACTTTATTGATGTCTCCACCATACTCAAGTATGGCTTTTCTTTTTATAACTTCATCAGAAAATTTCTTATCTACTGTATTATAAGTTTTTTTAACCACTTCTATAATTGAAGTGGTAGTATTAATTAGTTCTTGAGTTGTTAATTTTTTATCAAACGTATCAAGATTAATCCAACTTCTAGGAATACTAAATGCTTCTTCAGCAGTCATTTCTCCTGCTTTCCACTTATCAAAATTTACTAATAAATCTTCTTGTGCAATTCTATTTAGTAATTTTACTTTTTCTTCTTTTGATATTTTTTTAGGTGCAGGACTTAATCCATCTACATTTTCTAAAGCATTATTAACAATCTTCATTTTTTCACCGATTGTTGTAGCTTCGTCTAATTGGTTTTTTACTCCAATAATTGCTTCTTGTGCTTTACCAATAATAACTTCGTCAGCTTTTAAATTGGCTTCGTTATATCCTTCAGTAATTTTATTTTTAGATACTTTAGCAACTTTAAAAAGAACTTCGGCCATTAGACCAAGTCCAATACCTTCTAATCCGTTCTTTAATCTTCCTTCGTACCAAGTGTCGTCTTTATTACTTTGAAGATATTTTAAATATGTATTTCCAAATTCTGGTGCAAATTCAGTAATAACATCTGCAAATCTTCCTGAATTTTCATCAAAAGCTACAACATCTGCTATAAATCCTTGAGTTGTTGTTTGAGCTATTTTTTGAGCTGTAGTTACTGGTGTTACTGCTCCAAATTGTTTTAAAATCTTTCCGCCTGTAGCATAGCCCAATAAAAATTGAGTACCTGCTTCAACAAAACTTCCAACCATACTAGTAGTATAATCGTCATTTTCAGGTCTTGATGGGTCGTAAAAGAAACCTCTTATTGAATTAAAATCCTTTTTATTTGCTTCACCAAATATTGGGTCTTTTAAACCTTTTGCTCTAGCTTCATCATAGGAAACAAGTTCAATTAAACCATTATTTGCTTTTTCTCCTAAAGCTACACCATAAATTCCTGTGGCTTCTCCTAAAGTGTCACCTAAATCCTCAATTAGTCTTCCTGTTGAATTTATGAACTTTCTAGCACCTTCGTAAGGTGCAACTACAGCAGTATCATATAACCAATTATTTTCTTTACCTTCAGGTACAACATTATTTTGTTGAACTGGTTGAGCTGACTGTGTTGGTTGTTTTTGATTAAATTGTTCTAGTAATTCTTTTTCTTCTTGTGACCCAATAAAACCATCTTCTACCTCAATGTATTTACCATTAGGAAGTTCATATTTTTGTGCCATATATTATTTTTTATCTTTATTAAAATTTGGGTCAAAAGCATCTCTAATTAAACCTGTTATAGGATTTTTCATAACTTCTAATGCTTTACGTTCATCTTTAGTTTCTTGGGCTTTTTTAGCTTCAGCAGGACTTTTATATTTCTTTTTTTCTTTTTGTTTTAAATCATAAAGTTTTTGAATTTCATCATCTTTAAGATTTTTATTTTGTTCTTTAAGCTGTTGTATTGCTAGTTCATCTGCTTTTCTTTTATCTTCAATAGCTTTATTTATATTTTCATTAACAGTTCCATTACCAAATCTAAAACTATCATCAAATTTTCCAAATAAACTTGAATATTTATTTAAAGATTTAAGATTTTTAATTATTGAGGAATATTCTGCTTCAAGAGCTTTGTCATATTCGTATTGGTTTTTAAAATTACCAGAATTATATTTATGCCATTCTCTTAATTTAAAAGTAACAAAATTTGTAAATTCTACTGCTTCAATAGCACTATCACCACCTTTATCAGAAGAAATTATTTTAGATATTCTAGTTAAGTCGTCTCTAATAAATTTATTTTGTAATGCTTCATCATATTTTCCTGATTGTGCATCAGCAATGTATTGACCAATATATTTATCTTTAGTTTCAACTCTTATGTTACCTTTTTGATATTCGTCTCTAGCAAATTGATATGCTTCTAGGTAATTACGTTGATTATTAATTAAATCATCAAGTTTTTTTATACTTGAAGGATTATCTGTATTACCTCTGTCAAATAATTGGTCTTTCTTAAAATCTGTTATTCCTTGTTTTTGAGAACCTGTTAAATTTTGCTTACTTGCCCAAGCATCAACATCAAAATTAGGATTATTTTTAATTTGTTCAGCTAAAAAACTATATGTATTTAATTGCTCTTGTTCTCTACGACCTTTAGTTAATTGATTAAATTTACTTGTTCTTTCAGCAGATTTTTCAACTAAAGCATCAAATAATTTATCTTTTTCTAATTTAATTCTACCAATATTTTCAATACTGTTTGTTCCTGCTAATAATTTTTCAGGTAATTCATTAACAATCTTTTTAGCTAATTCATAATCACTAGTTGAAGTTGCCCAGTTTTTAATACCTTCAAAAACAATATCAATAGTTTCTCTACCATCTCCATTAACATCTATTAGTTCACCTATTAATGCGTTGATGCTATCAGACATTAAATTATATTTGTTGTAACCTGCACCACTTTCAGCAAAAGCACTATCTTCATAATTTTTAAACTGGTCTATAACCGCACCAATTCTAGCTTTTACTCTTTCATTAAACTTTTCTTTAAAAACTGCTAATTGAGCTGTTCTATGATTATTTTCAAATTGATTTCTAAAAGCAGAAGTTTCTTTAAAAAATCCTTTTTCTAAATCAAGTGGATTAAAAGCTCCTAATTCTTTTTGTTTAATAAATTTACCTAATTCACTTTTATAAAAATTATCAAAAGAATTAGGTCTTATATCATCTACTATTTTTTGGTCTTGATATGATTTATTTAATTGTGAACTAAATTCAGAAGCAAAAGAATTTAAAGTAAGTTCTTTATATTTTTCTAAATAATACGGATTAGCTGTTGCATCTATTTGACCAGCTTTAATAGCTTCTTTAAATGCTAATTTATTTTGTGCGTAATCTTGTTGTGCTTGTGCAGAATTAATTTTTTTATCTTCTGCTTCACTTGCAAGAACAGCTTTTGTTCCACCACTATTAATAAAATTATCTAATGCAGAAGTAAATTCTTTAAGACCTGCAATTTCTGGTTCTTTTTGTGGTGTATAAAATAAATTGAAATCTCTAGAGACAACTTCAGGTAATTCAGGAGTTAAATTTAAACCTGTAGGAGTTCTTGATGATTTTTTAGCCAAGATTAAAACCCTCTACTTCACTTCTATTTCTAGATTTTTCTCTATTTGTTTGAAGACCTCTATTAGCTTTTTCAGCTTCTAATCCATAATAAGTATTTGCAACATTTAATACTGAAGTAGCAAAAGCAAGTTCAGGATTTGGTGGTGTTACATAAGTACTTTGACTTTCTTGACCAAACTGAATGGCTTCTAAATTTCTTCTGTATTGGCTAACATTTATTCCTAAATTATTAGTTAAAGAATTTTTGTAATTACCTTCTACTCTATAAAAATCTCTCATTAATGCGTCTGTAGAACCGCTCATTGCAAGACCACCAGCATCACCAGCTTGAGCTACATATTGAGCTTGAGCAGACCTAGTTTTTTTACTAGCTTCAAGTCCTTTTTGTGCAGTCTGGTCAGCAATTTGTCTTATTCTTAAACCTTCAGAAGCATAACGATTTATTGCATTTCTTTGAGCTAAATCATTTTGTCTTTGTTGAGCTTGTTGTGTTGCTTTCTGTTGAGCTACTGTACTTTGGTATTGCATACCTGCTGAAGCTACCGAAGCAATCAATAATGCTGTTGTTGGTTCTACGCACATATTTTTATAATTTCATAAAAAGGTTGATTTAATACTCCATAATTTACTTTTCTTAAGAATTTGAACCCACACCATTTTAACCATTTGATATGAAGTTCATTTCTGCAATCTACATAATTCCAAAGAATTTTATGTTTGTTTGCTAAAAAATTTACTAGTTCTCTACATTGTTTTAAAAAAGGTTTTTCAACTTCTCTTAAACCTTCTGTGGCCATTAACCAAATTGAAGAATTATTTTTATTAACTCCAAAAATTGCTAATGGAATATTTTTTGAATTAACAATCGTAAAACAAGCAGTAGAATTTTTAAAACTAAAATATAGTCCTGCATAAGGAGTTATTCCTAATGCACTTACAATTTCTCTTTTATCTTCAAATCTTAATCTTGGTGCTAAATATTCTATATCTTGAAGATTGCTTAATCGTATATGATTAAATCCTTGTTGCTGGACTGACATAATAACCATTCCAAGAAGCATTAATGAAATTAGAAGGTAAATGACTGTCATTACTTATAGTCACTGTAAATTTGTCATTTTCTGATTGAATAGAAAATTCATAATCTCCATCTTCTAAATTAACAGTTCCTAATAAACCTGTTCCAGTAATTGTTCCTGTAAATGTAGTTGATGAACTACTTCTTCCAACAGGTTGAACTAATGTCGTAAAGTAAGCTGTATCACTGTAAGAAATTGACCAACTTCTAATTTGTAATCATTGTATTTTTAATTGCGTATGGAATTGTGATAGTAGTTTGGTCTGTACCTGCATTATAACTTCTTGAAACACCTGTAGAATTTTCCTGAATTTTTCTATCTAAATGAGTAAGATATGAAGCTCCTGTGTCTGTTAAATTTGGAGATATATCTAGTGTTTCTATAAATACGTCTGTTCCTCTTTGAATTACTAAATATAAAGTGTTTTCAATAAAATCTGCATTTAAAATAGTAGTATTAGAAGCAGTACCTACAACCCATTTATGCCAAGCACTTTGTAATCTTTTATTACCTGATACATAATATTGATAAACATACATTGCATTTACTTCATCAGAAGTTATTGCAACAACTATATTTTCGTTAGTAGCAGTTGTTATCTTAAATACATTTTTAGGAATAAATTTTGGAACATTTGCAGTTATATCTTCTGCTTGTTTAACATCTGTATCTGAAGATATAAAATATTCTCTAAAACCTACATAATTACCTTTAGGAAATCCAAAGATAACATTTGAACCAGCATTGATGGGTTTTATATTTCTATCATTCTCAAATTCTGTAGTAACATTTATTGCAACATTAGCAGGAGTTAATACGTTTGCTCCTGTTAAAATAAATTGTGTCTGGTCTGATAATAATAATAATTCTTCATCAAACGAAATTGCGTGTCTTAAAATAGAAACTTTAGAATGAGTTGATGCAACATCTATTGGGTCTGTATCTAAAACTTGTGTAACTGTTTCTGGGAAGAATTGAAAAAATTCTCCACTTCTAGACATAATAATATTTTCATCAGATAAAAAACCTAATCTATTTCTATGAAAAAATATTTCATTAATTTTTCTTCCAATAAAACTTGGGTCAGGAGCAGAAGTTAAATCTCCTGCAACTCTATTACCCCAAGCAGGTACATCATAAGTAGTTGCTGAAATAGTATATTGACTATCATCACATTGAGTAAATCTAAAATTACCATCAGCAGTTCTTATAAGAACGTGTGGCATTTTAGTTTCATCTATCTCAATTACAGTATTTGGAGCAACTGTTTCTTCCCAAACACCATCACCACCAGAACTTTCAATAAATTTAACATAATAATTATCAAATTTATTTGTGGCATCGCCTGTAACTTCTACAACCATATTATTAATTGCAGGAAGTGGTAAATCGTTAAAATCTGTTACTGTATCTTTAATAACTTGAGATGCTTCATCTCCATAACTATCAGAAGCAGATACATTTAATGTTCCGCTTGATTTAATAATTGAAAAAGAAGAATTACCAATATTTGCAAAAGTAAATCCTGCTGGACTTCCTATTGCAGTTCTTAAATTATCTCTAACTTGCTCTGTTGTTACTGAACCAGTTGTTGCAAGTGTGGTGTTATAAGTTGTTCCATCTATTGTGATAGAATATTTAATTCCATTAATTGCTTGAGTACAAGTATAAACAGCTTGTTGTATTTTAGCTGGACTAGTCGTTGCCGACATAGCTGTTGTAATATTTTTATTAAGAACAAAAGTATAATCAGCAATAGACGTACAAGAAAATTGAGTTCTTGGAGATGCTGATGTTAAATATGCAGAAGCTCCTGTTTGCATAACAACTGATTTTTCTGTTCCTGTAGTGTCAAAAACTCTAATAGAACCATTAGTAATAATGACAATATATCGTTCTGTTAAATCTCTATTAATTGTGTGAACATACGCATTAGTTAATGCTGTAGTTGAAATCTTTTTAATATGATTTGTTGGCGGTCTTTTTTTTAAACCTTCAACAACACTAGAAAATCCATTTACTTGAGTAGTGAATTGAGAAGCTAATCTTAATACTTCAGGTTGCTGTGATACACCTTGCACCAAGTTAGGAATAGTTTTGCTAACTAGTGCCATTTTAATAAATTACGTTAGTTCTGCTTACTGTGTATGCACCTAATTGATTATCAAAAATTGTATAATCACCAGTTGATGCTTCAGCTTGTTTAAGAACAATTAAACTTCTTGCTTCATCTTCTTGTGAATATTTATGAAGTGTAGTTGCACCTAAAGTTCTATCGTGAAATACTCTAGCACTTCTTATAGTTATATATCGTTTTGCCTGTTCAGGAATATCAGCAAAATCTAAAAGATAAACTATTGTAACATTTTCAAAATCTGTATCAAAAATATTTGTATTTTTTGCAAGATTATAAACAAAATTATTTCTTTGAACTATATCGTAAGATGATTTTGAATATTTATTTGGGTCTAATTCAACTCTTAAAACATTAGAAGCTAAAGGAATTTCATTACCAGCATTTCTAGATAATGTAGCTTTATAATGAGTATTAAAATGCCAACCTTGTGACTGAACTTCTCTGTTAATTTCGTTTAAAACATTTCTTGCCATTGTTCCATCAACAGGCAAACTTCCAGTTAATGTATTTAGTGGAGCTTCACCTACTGTAGAAAGAATTGTATTAACAGCTTCTAATTCAGTTGTACGAGTTGTGATTGTCATAGTAAAATTTTGTAGGGGGAGAACTTAATCTCCCCCATTTTTAACTTTATAATTAAATTAAATTATGAAAGTTTAATTGATACTGCACACTCTGGTCTTAATATTCCGTGACCAAGTGCCATTCTTGCAGTCATTAATGTTCCAAGTCTTCTTGGGTCGTAAGTAGTTTCAAGAACTAAATCTTTTAACTTTACAGTTCCCACAGCTTGTGTGTGGAATACAACAGCTTGAACAGTTGAAAAGTTTCCAATGTAAGTGTTGTTTGTTCCAGCAGTAGAAGCGGCAGATTGGTCAGTGAATGACGCAACTGCTGTATTTGATTTAACAAGAGGTACACCACCAATAGTAGTGATGAAACCTTTTGCTCTGTCACCAGCATTAGAACTAAAATCTCTAGACATAACACTGTCTAAATTTAATAGTTGATAATATTGGTCAGGTTTTACAACGATGAACCTATCAGAAGATGGCACATCATTTTCATCTAGTTTTTGTATAGCATCAAAAATGCTGTCTTTTAATGAACTTGCATTTGTGTTTGCATCTGCATCAGTGATTTCAGCACCAATGTTTCCGCCAGTTACGTTGGCAGTAGCCGCTCTAGAAGCTAATACAACTAGATTTAGTATGTTTTTATCAATGGTTTTTGCAAGAGCTTGACCCATTTCTTTTGAATAGATTGAACGAACATCATAGTGATTTTTAAGTTCATCTAATTCAGCTACAAATGCGTTAGCTAAAAGCATATCATCGATATTTATTATTTTCTCATTCTTATTTACTGCTGTACCGAGTATTTCGTTACCAATAGTATGATAAGAAGAAGATATAGTTCCAGTAATTGGGAACTGTGCTGATTTTCCTGAAGTAATACTTCTCACGTTAGTCATATTCAGCATTAAATTTTCACGTTCAAAAGCTGATAAAACCTCACCAGAGAATACTTTAAGGAAAAGCGAATTTACATCACCTGCGGCATTTACTTGACCCAGACGTGATGCTGTTGCGTTTGACATTTTATATGTCTCCTTTTTATTGTTGGTTTGTTTTTATTTAGTTTCAGCTAATGTACTTTCCTATTCAGAGAGTTATCTGACGTATCAGGCAATCCTTTTGAATTTTCATTAGGTCACCTCTCTAATGAGAGATGGTGATTATCTTTTTTTGAATTTATTACTTTTAGTAATTACTTTCTTAAATTTAACAATT